AAAACTACGTCCACCCAGGCGCGTTGAAGCTGTTGCAGCAGCATGACCCGTCGATCAAGCCTGAAAGCTATGACCTGCCGCAGGGCTACAAGGGCTTTTCCCTGCCCATGACCGACACCGCCCGCCAGTCCATCCTCAAGAACGGCTTTCAGGCGTTCCAGCGCGGCGGCGAGGTCCACAAGGCCACGGGTGGCCCAGTCATGGGCTATGTTCCGTTTGCGCCGATCCAGATCAGGCGACTGGCGACGGCCCCCATCGCCCCGCAGCAGTCGCAACAATCCGTTGGGAGGTTCAGCCAATCCCTTGGCTCCCTCATGGACACCGTTGAGGGCTTCAAGAAGAAGCCTGAAGAGACTGCCGCAGCGCCTGTTGCAACGCCCAGCCCCACCACTGAGAGCAAAGCGCCAGAGCAGCCAGCATACGACACCACGGGTATGAGTGATGCCGCATCATCAGCTTACGGCAAGCTGACGGACGCTTGGGGTCAGCCAATTGGCGTGGTGAGCGCATTCCGTGACCCAGAAAAGAACCAATCCGTTGGCGGTGCCGAGGGGAGCCAGCACCTACATGGAAATGCCTATGACATCGACACATCCGACTATTCGTATGAGGATCGACTGAGGCTGGCAGATGCCGCCAAGGCCGCTGGATTTACGGGTTTTGGCTTCTACGGCAACAATATGCACCTTGATGTGGGGCCGCAGCGCGCGTGGGGGCCATCATACCACAGCGACAGCATCCCAGATTGGGCGAGGCCTTGGGTTAACACGAATGTCTACGCCGAGCATCCGCGCGCCACGGGTGGCCGCATTGGCAAGGATGATGGCGGCGCTATGGGTCAAGGAAATGACCTTCAAAGGCAAAGAGTTAAGGAACTGATAGACAAGCACGGTGGCGATGATCAAGCCGCAAAGGATTATCTCAAAAGTTCTATCTCAAGCATCCCAGCTTCAAGCCAAGACTTTTGGCAAAGGACACTTGATAATTTTGAATATTTGAAGGCTCCAAAGCCAGTCTACCAAGCGCCACCCCAAGTTCTGGAGGAAAATTCCAAAATTTCAAATCCAGAATACTCAACTGGCCATACAGCACCACACCCTGAAGGGGGCGCAATGATGCACGACCCTCATGCTGTTTTCCCCGACATTGAAACGCACGGGCGGCAGTGTTACGGAACTGGCGCGGACTATGACTATGAGAGCCTTAGTCAAATATCCCATGCTAGAGGTAGACCAGAAGCCAGCGTTCACATCTATCGTGCTGTGCATAAGGACGTTAAAGACCAGCAAATGAATGCTGGAGACTGGGTTACAACAAGTCCAAGCTACGCAAAAGAACATGGGGAAGCCAACCTTGGCAACAAATACAAGATACTCAAAAAAACTGTTAGGGCTGATGAACTTGCAACCAATGGTGACAGCATCCACGAATGGGGATATTGGCCCAAGACTGAAAAGGCAGGCGGAGGTCTAATATCCAAAGCCCTGTCCGTCACGCGCGGATTTACGAAAGACGGGAAGTCTGCTATAGGCTCCCTCAAGCCCAAGGGGAAATGACATGGATGACAGAGTAAAGCGCGCCATTCAGGCAATAAATAGCGCCTCTGGCGATCTGAATCCTTCCCTGTCAAAGGCTATGATGTCCATCAGTTCTCCATTTAGTGACGATCCAGAGTCAGTTAAGAGGGCTTTGGCAATTGCCAAGGGCTTTCACCCATCTATGGACGAGCGCAAGGCATCTGGGGGGTATTACAACGTCGGGCAGAGCTTGCCACCGACTGCGGTAAAGACGAAAATCTCTGCCATCCCGAATGTGACGCCAAAAACCCCAAATCCAAAGTCTTGGGAGGACGTTTATCAGCAAACAAAGGGTGGAACCCTCATAAATGTTGGCGGCGACAGGACAAACCTTGGCCGATTGACACACATCAATGGCAAAAAGCTGAACTGGCCAGTCGATTTACACGCTGGACCAAAATATATGCTTGAGCCAAACCCAAATGCGGTATGGGCAAACGCAGCGGCGCATACCACGTCTTTCAATAAGAAGATTCAAGAGGCGGCGAAAAAAGGTCCAGTTTTTGGGGTATATTCCCCGATGGGTCCGCAATCTGGAGACAGCGCCCACCATATGTTTGATGCGCTGATGGCTCAGGTTGACAAGAAATCCATCAGCGATAAGGACGCAAAGGATTTTGATGACGCTTTAAGGAATGGCCTACACGCTCCAACCCCAGCGGAAAGAGTTTCGTTTGCTGCGGCGATGGAAAAATGGCCAGGCATCAAGAACCCAAAAGAATCTTCAGATTTTGCAAGAAAGCTGCCTGGGACTCACCGCAGCGCAGTCGTGAAGATGATGGACAAAAAAAGCTGGATGGACAAAGGGTTTCCCAAAGTTGGAGAAACCCGCGTTGCCATCACCGATCCAGATGTCTTGAAGATGCCCGCAAATATGCTTGGTCATAGGATTGTCCAGTTCGATCCAAGCAAGCCGTCTGCGGACGAAACGGCATTCAAGCACGGGACTTACACCAAAGCCACCGCTGGTGAGTATCTGGCTGACGTGCCAAATGTTCAGCGGCAATATGCAATGCCAGATGTTATGGACTCCATCACTGGCAACCCAAAGTTTGTTGAAAAAAACCTTATCGTCCACCCATTTTCCGATCAGCCAGCGGGAAGATCAACTGCTCGCAAGTTTTTTGAAGAACAGAAAAACTTGCAGCCAATCAACGAAAGAATGATCGAAAGCATAGGTCGCGGACTTGAACGCCAAAAGAAGTATGGCCTAAAGAGCGGCGGTGCAGCAAAGAACAACATTGATCGTGCATTGTCCCTGACATCGGTATACAATGCAAAACACAAACGGGACGCCGTGTAACCTCAGAGGATTGTAAAAATGGACGCCAAAAGCCTACGCGAGGCGATGAAGGAGAAGGCCAAGCGCCTCTCTGGAGCCACTTCCGAAAAAGTTGACGCTTCGACTTGGACCCCCGATGAACCCATGAATGCAGGGGTAAAGACGGGCGCTCGCCCAGTCTCTCGCCGTGCCTTCAAGGTGGGTGGTAAGGTCGAGGGCGCTGAATCCATGAGCCACGCAGGCCGCAAGCCCCGCCAGTCGGGTGGCAAGGCCTACGCTGATGCTCTGGTCAATCGTAACGTCAAGGACGCCAACGAAGAACGCGAAGGCATCAAGCACGTTGGCGGTTTTGCCAAAGGCGGTCGATTGAAACGCGCCAATGGCGGAACCGATAAAAATGGCCATGAAATCGAACTGAACCAATACGGCCAGCCGATCACAGAAGAAATGATGAAGGGTTTTGCCGACCTCACCGAGCAGCCAGATGATGGCCGTTCAAAGCTGGCTCCCCGAACCTCTCCACGGCCAAGAACGCGCCCAGACATGGAGGATAAGACGCTGTCTGGCGTATACAAGCGCGGCGGCAAGGCTGAGAAGTTTGAGGGTTCCGCCAAGGACCAGATGCAGGACAAGAAGCTGGCTGCCAAGCGCAAGATGACGATGGCAGAGTGGGAAGCATCCAAGGCCGACGACAAGCACGACAAGCAAGAATCCATGAAGGGCTTGAAAGACGGCGGTCGCACCGCAAAGATGGGCGGCGGACAAATGGGCGTGATTGTTGATGCAGCCAATAAGATGAAAGACCCCAACAAAGCCATGATGGGCGGACTTCTGGCTGGCGGCATGAAAAAGGGCGGCAAGGTCGAAGAGGCCCACGAAGAAGGCTGTGACTGCAAAGCTTGCGGTGGATCGGCCATGAAGCGTGGTGGCGGTCTGTATGCCAACATCAACGCCAAGCGCAAGCGTGGCGAGAGAATGCGTGAGGCTGGCGAAAAGGGTGCGCCAACCGCCAAGGCCTTCGAGGACGCGGCCCGCACGTCGCGCGCCACGGGTGGTAAGGTCGGAAAAAGCAACATCAGCATCAATATCTTCCCGCACAACGCCGAGAAGCCAGGCGCTATGCCTCCAGTCGGCGGGCCGATGATGCCACCCCCAATGGGCGGCGGTATGCCTCCAGCACCCCCAATGATGCGGCCCCCAATGCCATCGCCTATGCCATCGCCCATGCCATCCGCTCCACCGCCCGCCCGTATGTCCCTGCCTCCTGGGCTTGAGCAGGCATTGGCTGGTGCGGCTGGCGCTGGACCTGTTCCCCCAGCGGGCGGGCCAATGATGGGCCGCAAATCAGGTGGCAGGGTGGCATACCCGATCACTGGCGGCGCGGGCGGTGGCAAGGCCCGACTGGAAAAGGTTGATGCCTACGGCGAGAAGATGAACAAAGACCTCAAGAAATAAGCCGACCCTCCCTTCGGCTTACGGGGGCCAGCCAAAAACTGGCCCCCACCCCATGAACATTAGGATTATCCATGATCACGACTGTCAGCACCGCCTTCGAGCGGGAACTCCTCAAACTTATCATTGAGCGTCGGGCCGAGATCATCAGCAACATGGCTGGCGGACTTGCCATAAAGACCATTGAAGAATATCGTGAGTCCGTCGGAAAAATTTCCGCGCTCAATGAGGTGATCTCGCTTTGCGACGAGGTTTCCACAAACATTAACAAGACCATGTAAGGATTATCCATGCCACATATGCCCATGAGCCACGACAAAGACCCCAAAGACACCCTCCTTGACCTGATTGGGGACATTTCGGAAATCGAATTGTTCCATAACCAAGTCCTTCTGGCCGTCTATTTACGGCCCGAAAAGACCAAATCTGGCCTGATTCTGACCGCCGACCACCTTGACGAGGACCGTTATCAGTCCAAAGTCGGCCTTCTGATCAAGCGTGGCCCGCTGGCCTTTGAACAGGACGGCAACTGGTTCACAGGGATGACGTTCCAAGACCATGAATGGCTGATCTTCCGTCCATCTGACGGCTGGTCGATCACCGTCAATGGCGTCTTGTGCCGAATCTTTGACGACATCAGCATCAAAGGCCGCGCACCCCACCCTGATTCCGTTTATTAAAGGTGAACAACATGGATGAAGAAATCGAAATCATTGTTGATGATGAAGTTGCCGACGTTGAAGAAACGCATGTCCCCGACATTCAGGAGTCGATCTCTGAACTGAAACGGCAGATTGACGTTGAGCGCCAAGCCCGTGTCGCCGCAGAAAAGCGCGCCCACGCCGCCAGCAGCGAAAAGGACGATACCGAAATTCAATTGGTGTCCAGCGCCATTGACAGTGTCACGCGGGATACTGAAATCCTGAAAAGCAATTACCAAATTGCCATGCAGAATCAGGACTTCGCGGGCGCGGCTGAAATTCAGCAGTTGATGGGCGAGAAGTCGGCGCAACTGCTCCAGCTTCGCAATGGCCTTGAGGCGATGAACTCCAAGCCGAAGACCCCCGAACCCCAGTATACCCCCGCAGACCCCGTGGAGGCATTCGCAGCCCGCTTGACGCCGATCTCGGCCAATTGGGTCCGCAACAACCCGCAGTTCGTCACCGATCCGCGCCTGAACCGCAAAATGATCCGAGCGCATGAAGATGCGGTTGATGATGGTATTGCTCCCGATACGCCCGCATACTTCGCGGCCATCGAGAGTAAGCTGGGAGTGTCCAAAGCCGCGCCCAGCAATGACACTGGCGACCAGTTCGCGGCCAAGGTAACCCAGCGCCGCGATGCCGCCCCAGCGGCTGCCCCAGTGAGCCGTGGCACGGGTTCCAACAGCAAGAACACAGTCAGGCTGACGGCAGCGGAACGTGAAGCGGCAGCCGACATGGGGATGACCCCAGAGGCTTATGCAAAGAACAAGATTGACTTGATCAAAGAAGGTAAAATGAAATGATGGAAAATGATGACTTTAAGCCAATCGAAAAGAAACTCCGCCCCAGCGTCAGAACTCCAATGACCGCCGAGGAAACCCCGCGCGAGCGCGCCGAGCGGCGGGCCGCTGAACTTCGCGGCCACTCGGACACCGACGATGGCCAAGATGAATTCTTCGTGGAGCCTGGGATCGTTCCTGATGGCTGGTCCTACGAGTGGAAGACCCGCACCGTCCTTGGCGCTGAAGACCCCGCCCACCAAGTGGCATTGCAGCGCAAAGGCTGGGAAATGGTTCCCGCGTCCCGCCATCCCGAAATGATGCCATTGGGATACAAGGACTCCATGATCACCCGCAAGGGCATGGTATTGATGGAACGCCCGCTGACCATCACTGAGGAAGCCCGCAACGCCGAGAAGCGCCGCGCCCGCTTGCAAGTCCGCGCCAAGGAAGAACAGCTTTCCGCGTCAAAGCCAGGAGAGTTTGGCCGCGACAACAACGGCAACGATCTGACGAAGATCAAGAAGGGGTATGAAGCCATGCCTATCCCTGAGTGATCAAAGCGATCACCATTTACAACTACATCGGGCGTCTCCGCAAAGCCATTAGGGCCGAAGGGACGCCCGCCATTCAAGAGGCGTGGGAAAAACTAGAACCGCATGTTTCTGTGTTTTTCAATGGTGAAGATGTTGACAGGGCCACAAAATAAATTTATCCGTTGACCTGCGTAAGTCATTCTACGCTCCTTTTGGTTTGAAGAAGAAGATGATGGGGGGCTTTGGCCTCCCATCGTCACATCTGGGGGATGTGATGGAAATTCAAGAGCGGATCAACATAACCAAGCAGGGCCAGCTAACGTGGGCCAATCCAGACATTGGCGCGAAATGCGAGGAATGCTCGCACTTCAAGAATGATCCCGCCAAACCTCCATTGGGGAAATTCGCCCTCGTAAAGGCACACACGCGCAAAGTCGGAAAATCCTTTGATGGCAGATTTGCAATTGCTTGCAGCAAGTTTTTGCGGTGATTTCTGTCACCTTTTTTGCAGCCTTTACTTTCAAATAAAATACCCGTAATATCACCGCATCCATCCCCTCGGCGGGGAGGCCCATCATCCCTTGGTCCTAAATCGCCTCGGTGCGCGAAATAGACCTCCTGTAAAGGAGATTTCCGCATGGCGAATTCCAACACGCCCTTCGGCTTTCGGCAATACAGCGGCACGGGTTCTGCCCCGACCTATGAACAGGTCGCGGTTGACATCGTGTATAACGCTTCCGCAATCTATTACGGCGACCCCGTAATCAATGACGCAAACGGCTACGTGACCGTTGGTGCAGCCGCATCGACCGAAGTCACTGGCACGGTTGCTGGCATCTTCCAAGGCTGTAAGTACCTGTCGGTTTCGCAAAAGCGCACCGTATGGTCGAACTACTGGCCTGGCTCTGATGTTGCGTCGGGTAACACCGTTCTGGGTTACATCATCAACGATCCAAATGCCAAGTTTGTTGTTCAGTCGGATTCGACTGGCCTGACTCAGGCTGCGATCAACGCAAACATCAGCTACAACACGGGCGTGGGCAATACCTCGACTGGTATCTCTGGCGCATTCTTGGGTGCGACCATTGCGACCACCTCGACGCTGCCTTTCCGCGTCATTTCGCTGCTCACCAACCCTCCTGGCTCGCCAGGCACTGAAGCTGGTGCGTACAATCGGGCAATCGTTGCCTTCAACTCGGTTGCTACCAAGCAATTGACTGGCGTGTAAGGGGATAAGAAATGGCTGTTAATCTATCAGCAATCAAAGACCTTCTGTTGCCAGGCTTGCGTGGTATTGAAGGCAAATACGAGCAGATTCCGTCGCAGTACGACAAAATCTTCACGAAGCACAACTCCAAGATGGCGCTTGAGCGCACCGCAGAAATGCGCTTCTTGGGCTACGCACAGTTGAAGACCGAGGGTGGCCAGACCTCCTTCGACAACGCGGCTGGCGAGCGGTTCATCTACAACCAAGAGCATACGGAAATCGGCTTGGGCTATGCGATCACCCGCAAAGCCATTGACGACAACCTGTACAAAACGCAGTTTGCACCCTCGAACTTGGGCTTGGTTGAGTCGTTCCAGCAGACCAAGGAAATCTACGGCGCAAACGTCCTGAACACCGCCACGACCTATAACGGGTCCATCGGCGGTGACGGCGTTGCACTGATCGCCACCAACCACCCAATTGACGGTGGCACGGTTGCGAACCGTCCGACGACCGATGTGGAACTGAACGAGGCGACCCTGCTGAACGGCATGATCTCGATTCGGACCAACTTCCGCGATCAGGCAGGCCTGAAGGTCTTCGCCCGTGGCCGCAAGCTGGTTGTTCCGCCACAGTTGGAGCCAATCGCCATTCGTCTGACGAAGACCGAATTGCGCCCAGGCACCGCAGACAATGATGTCAACGCCATCATGTCCACTTCGGGCGGCTTGCCTGAAGGTTACATGGTCAAC